CGCTTGCCTGCTTTCCCGTAGCCTTTACCGGGTGCCGTTCCCTTTTCGGTGAGGTTGCGTGGCTGACTCCCGCCCGCCGTTGACCAGTCGCCTCTCGACCGCGCTGCGGATCCTGCGCGGAGAGGCGCCTGCCGTGGTCGCTGCTGATGCCTCGAGCGAGGAGGCGCGGGCCATCATGCCGGTGACCTATCCCAACTTCCCGGCCGGCGCGGGGCAGATGGCGCTGGTCCGGACCGCCAATCCGCAGGAGTACAAGCCGGAAGGCAACACGGTCCGGGTGCAAGGCTTCAGCAAGCATCCGGTCGTTCATGCCTGCATCCGGGCGGTGGCCGACATTGTCGCCTCCATCCCGTTCGTGGTGCTGACCGAGCGGGGCAACTCCGAGAGCAAGGTGCCGGCCTCGCATCCGCTGCAGCGGCTGCTCGACTATCCCGGCCCGCGGATGACCGCTCGGGCCATGCGGTCCCGGCTGGCGGTCGACTACATGGGCTACGGCAACGCCATGTTCCAGATGGAACGGCCCGGCCCGACCCGGCCGCCGGTGGCGCTCCGGCCCATCAACCCGGAATCCCTCCAGTCGGTCTGGGTGGACACCGAGGGCGACCCGCGGCGGTACGATTACGGCGATTGGTCCGGCGTCATCGTCACGGTGCCGGCCGAGGATGTGCTGCATTTCCGTGACCTCGATATGCCGCGGCCGTTCTTTCCGGACGTCTTCGGCTTCCCTCGAGGCGCCACGGCCATCGCCTCTATGACGGCCGACAACGAGGCGACCACCTACGTCCGGCAGGTCGTGACCAATGACGGCACCCCGACGTTCGCCGTCCTGCTCTCGGACGAGGCCTCCCAGGATGATGCCACTGCCATGCAGGACCGGTACCGGGCCCGCGTGGTGGACCGCGGCAAGCGGGGCACGCCGGCCTTCTTCGGGGCGGTGCGGGACATCAAGCCGCTCGGCTTTACGCTGCGGGACCTCGAGTTTCCGGACCTCCGGCGCGTGAGCCGGGAGGACATCTGCGCGGCCTTTGGGGTCGACCCGCGGATGATCGGAATCGCCAGCGCCACCTCGGACGCCGGCCTGTCAGGTGCCCAGTATGTTGAGGCGCGGGCCCGGCTGGTGCAGCATACCATCGAGCCCATCATGGTCTCGATCATCGACGAGATGAACCACTGGCTGGCGCCGGAGTTCGGAGACGTCTGGGTGGAGTTCGACCATGACGTCATGCGCGACCTGGTGGAGGACGATGCGGCCACCTCCAAGCGGGTGCAAGAGGAATGGAAGGCCAGCCTCCGGACGTGGGAGGAATCCCGCCGGGCGCTCCGGCTGCCACCGCTGCCGGTCCCGACCGATACCATGGCCCTGACCACGGGCACCACGCTGGTGCCCGCCGCCACCGCGGTCATCGACCCGGCGGCCATTGCGGACGCCACCGCTGGCGCGGGCGTGGCTGCAGCGTTGCCGGCCGGGACTGGGGACATTCAGTCCACCGCGCTTAATGGCGCCCAGACGACGGCGCTGGTGGAGATGCTGCAGCTCGCCACGACCAAGGCGCTGCCGATTCAGACGGTGGAGGCGCTCATCCAGGCCTCGTTCCCTGGCGTCTCCGCTGAGCTCATTGCCCAGATGCTGGGCGGCGTGGCCACCTATGAGGCGCCGGCCACGGATAACGAGCCGGCCCCCGGTCCCGGTCCCGAGGCGACTGAGGACGAGATGGCCGAGATGGAGGCCGAGGAAGACGAGGCCGGGCAGGAGGATGAGGAGGAAGGCGGCGACATCGAGCGGGCCGACCTGACCAACTTTCCGGCTAAGGGCGACAACAAGAAGGTGAGCCTTCGCAACAGCCAGTGGGGCCTGTTCCCGGTGGCCGAGGCCGACGCGCTCAAGAAGGAATGGCCGGCCCTCTGGCGGAAGGGTGGCAACATCCGCGGCAACCGTCAGTTCCAGCTCTTGGCCCCGATCGCGAAGCGGGGCGGGGTGCCGGACGGTCTCTCCGAGGAGCGGGCGGTGCGGCTCCGCGAGGCCTGGGGCGCTCGGCATGGCCGCAATACCCGGCTGGCCGGCGTGGTGGCGCAGATCAAGTGGCTCGTGGTCGGGGACCAGGGGCTGCCGTTCATGCGCCAGGTCATCAAGGAGGCCAAGGAGAAGCAGAAGGCCCGCCTCCGGTCGCACCTGCAGGAGCACCTTGCCACCCGCCAGGAGAAGGTCCCGGCCGGCACCCTGACCGGCGACCAGCTCAAGGCCGTCTACGAGCTGCTTGAGGCGGTCGTGGAGGGCGAGCTGCCGCGGCAGACGGTGGAGTCGCTGCTGCTGGCGGCGTTCCCGATCTTGGACGAGGACCTCGTGCTCTCCATGCTGGACGCCCTCGAGGACTTCGAGCCCGAGGAGGAAGAGGAGCCGGAGGAGGAGCCCCAGGAGGAGCCCGAGGACGAGATGCCGGAGGCGCCGGCGCTCGAGGCCTCGACGCCCTGGTGGCAGCAGATGAGCCGCGAGGCGCTCGAGGCGGATCCGCGGTTCCAGTATTGGCAGCGGGCCGTCAAGGAGATGGATGCCTCCGAGCCAGCCTTCGCGGCCAAGGCCAAAGACCGGTTCGCCAAGGAGCGGGCCGATATGCCGCGGCAGTTCGGGCTGGACCAGCGGGCCTACAAGACCACCAAGCAGATCCTCGAGGAGATTGACCGCCGGATCCGTGAGGACTATGCGCCGGGTGGCGAGTACTACAACGCCTGGCGGGCGGCCTTTGAGGATCTGGTCGGGGCCATGTACATGACCGGCGCCAAGCAGATCGCCGGGGTTGGCCTCTCCTTTTCGCTGCAGTCACCCGAGGTGCTCGAGGCGATCACCCGCCGGACGTCCCGACTGGCTGAGCTGATCGGGGAGACGACCGCCAAGGAAGTGACCGCGGCCATCCGAGCGGCTGAGCTGGCCGGCTTCAGCGTGGCCGAGACGGCCCGGCTGGTGCAGGCCACGGTCTTCAATGAGCGGATCACGGACAATCGGGCCAAGACGATCGCCCGGACCGAGTCGGCCGGCGCCATGAGCCAGGGAAGCTGGGACCAAGGCCGGGCCATGGGCATCTACCAGAGCAAGGAATGGCTGGCCTTCGAGGACGACAAGACCCGTGACTCGCACATTGACTGCATGGGCCAAGGCCGCATCCCCATAGATGAACCATTCCAGAACGGACTCATGTATCCACTGGATCCGAGCGGTGACTGGCCGCAGGAAGTCATCAACTGCCGGTGCGTCCTGGCAGAGTACGTCACCACGGCTGACGAGGAACCGATATGAAGGCGAAAGTCTGGCATATGGCCGACGCCCGCGTGGAGCTCCGGGCAGAGGCTGAGCTGCCGCCCGGCATCGCCGGCCGCGTCTCCGGCGTGGCCCTGACCTACGGCGTGGTCGACTCCTATGGGACGGTCTTCGCCCGCGGCTGCGCCAATCTGACCATCAACCAGAAGGTGGCCAACCGAAAGGTGCCGCTCCTCATGGATCACGACCGCCGCGTCGGATCCCATGTGGGCGTGGTCACCTCCATGATCGATATGGCTGACTCGCTGGTCATGACGGCCGAGCTCTTCGATACGCCCGAGGGGCGGGCCGCGCTCGAGTACGTCAAGGCCGTCATCGCCGCGGGCGCCTCCACTGGCTTCTCCATTGGTTTCGTGCCGCGAAAGTCCCGCGTGGTCAACGTCGACGGCAAGGCCGCGGAGCAGTTTGACGAGATTGAGCTCCGCGAGGTTTCCATTACGCCCATGCCGGCCGTGCCTGGCGCGGACGTGACGGGCGCCCGGACCGACTCCCTGCTGGGCCAGCGGCCCCGCTCGGATACCGAGCTCGTGCTCGAGGCGGTCAAGACCATGCTGAACAGCCTGGACCCGGCCGACCGGGCCGAGCTCCTGCAGGCCTATGGCGACGTATCGCGGGTGCAGCCCGCCGAAAATGGCGAACATTCGCCAGTGCAGTCCCTGTCACCTCGTGCCACCGCGTCCGCCGCGGAGTCTGCCGATCGGGCCCTCGCCCATCCGGCAACCAGTCCGGCGACCACCACGCATGGGTCGGCAGTCTCCATGGCCATCCGCCTCGAGGCGGTGCGCCAGTCCTTCCGTCATTCCACCGATGAGGTGATCCCATGAAGACCCCGCTGGTTTCCAAGAATCGGGCGGCCGCGGCCCTCCGCGAGCAGGCCCACAAGATCCGCCACGATCTGGTCGACCCGACCAACAGCTACACGGCCGAAGAGGTCGAGCGCATGACCTCCGAGATCCGGTCGCTCGAGATGCGGGCCCAGACGGCCGCCGAGTTCACGCCGGATGCCGAAGTCTCCCGCCAGGGCGGCGATGCCGACCTCGTGCGCGTTGATGCCGGCTCGGATCGCAGCGAGTTCGCTGGCATGGTGGATGCCATGACCGAGGTGCGCTCGGCCATTGTGCGGGCGTTCCCGAATGTGGGCAGCTACATCCGGGCGGCCACCCGCGGGCCGGCCAACCCCAACGAGGCCGCCGCGCTCAAGCAGGTGGACCTGATGACCCGCACGATCACCGGCTCCACCAACGGCGGCGAGTTCCTGCTCCCGCTCACGCAGGTGCCGGAGATCTTCTCGGTCAGCAACCAGCAGCCGGGCCTGTTCCAGTACGCCCGCCGGTACAATGTGCCGGGCCGGTCGCTCCGCATCCCGTACCTCGTGCAGGATGAGGGCACCACGACCCTCAACCGGCCGATGGCCGGTAAGATCGCCAACGTGACGATCGTGGGCGAAGGGTCGACCAAGCCGGAGCGGGAACCGACCTTCGGCCAGCGCCTGCTGACGATGTACAAGTACGCCGCGGTCACCCAGTTCGGCGACGAGCTCCTGGGCGACGACTTCACGGGCGAGCTGCCCAGCGAGGTCACCACGGCCGTTGGCGGCCAGATCGTGAACAAGATGAACGAAGATATCACGATCGACGGCACGGGCTCGAGCCAGCCGCTCGGGGCGCTGAATGACAACAACAGCTCCCTGATCGCGGTTAACCGGGCGACGGCCAGCACGTTCTCCGCGGCGGATGCGTTCAATATGTACGAGCGCCACACGCATGGCCCCAACTCGGTCTGGATGATCTCCCGCCGGGTGCTCTCCAAGCTGTTCGCCCTGCAGACCACCAACAACACGATGGTGACCTGGCTGGCGAACCTGCGCGACAAGCCCCAGATGCTGCTCCTCGGGCTGCCGGTCATCGTCACTGACCTGCTCCCGACGCTCGGCACCAAGGGCGACGTGGCGCTGGTCAATGGCGATTTTTACGCCATGGGACTCCGGCAGGCGCTGACGGTGGAGTCCTCCATCCACTTCGCCTTTACGGCGGACGTCACGACCTACCGCTTCGTGGCGCGTGGCGGCGGCATCCCCCTCCCGACGTCGACCTATGCCTACAAGGTCAACGCCTCGGGGAACAAGGTGGACCCGCACTCGCCGTTCGTGGTCCTCGATGTCCCGGCCTCGTAAGGCGCCGAGACACGACACGCAGGACGTCGGGGGAGCTTCGGCTCCCTCGGCGGCTCTGCCGTTGGGTCGACCGGAGGAGATGGTTGACGTAACGGCCGTGACCCGATGCATCATTGACAACATCCGGCGAGCGCCTGGCGAACGGTTCCGCCTTCGCCAGGAGCGGGCCGAGTCACTGGCCGCCATCGGGCACGTCATGCCGGATAGCTTCTTCGAGCTGATGCAGCCGACCGGGGCCGCGCTCTGGCGCGAGATGGCCGCCACGCGGCCCAGCCTGACCCCGCAGACGCTCGTGGTGGACGACCAGCACGCCGCCCAGCTCTGGGCCGCGGCCGGCCGGATTCTCTCGCCGGACGGGGTGCCGTCGCACTATGCGCCCGCCACGCCCGCACCGGATGCCATCCGCGTGCTGCAGCTCACCCATTACGACCCCGGCTCTGCGGTCTATCGCTACCATGCCGCGGCCAATACCGACCCTGGCGTGGTGTCGGCGTTCGCCCGCTGGGGCTACAGCAACCCGCACTGCCATCTCCGCCAGTGGGATGGCGACCTGCACCGGCAGACGGTGGAGTTCCTGGCGATGACGTCCGACGTCATCCACGTCCACATGGACTACCGGACGCTCGAGCAGGACCTGGGCTATGCCTGCTGGCCAGATCAGCGGGTGGCCATTACCTACCATGGTTCCCGGATCCCCGAGGAGACGCGGAAGAGCTATGTGGACGAGGCCGCAGACCGGCGCCATCAGGCCATCCGGTTCGGCGCCCGCCCCTACCATGCCCGGCACGGCATCGAGCGGTACCTGCCGATCCCGATGCCGATCGACGACTACCTGCCGCTCGTGGCCAAGCCGGCCAGCGGGCCGTTTCGGATCGCGCACAGCCCGACCAAGCGAGCCATCAAGGGCACCGGTGTCCTGCTCGAGGCGATCGAGGAGCTCCGCGTCTTGGACGACTGCCCGGTGGAGGTGGTCCTCATCGAGGACTGCGACCACGGCGAGGCGCTCCGGCGGAAGGCCACCTGCCACGCCACGTTTGATAGCTTCTGGCTCGGGATGCAGGGCTCCGGCCTCGAGGGCGCGGCCATGGGCCAGCCGGTGATTGCCGGCGATCCGCTCGCCGCGGAGGAGGCGGCTCGGCTCAACGGCGGGCAGATCCCGTGGACGTTTGCCGATGACAAGGCGACCCTGCGGGCGACGATCCGCCGCCTGGCGGAGAACGCCATGTTTTACCGGGCCGAGGCGGTCCGGGTCCATGACTATGTGCGCCGGCTCCATGACTATCGGGCGGTCGGCGCCCAGTACGCCACCTTCCTCCGCGAGGCTCTGGGCCGTGGCCCTGCCAACCCTCTCTGACCTCAAGGATTACCTCCGCATCGAGTCCTCGGCCGAGAACGCCCTGCTGACGGCGCTGCTCGGGCGGGCCAAGGCCATGCTCGAGCTATGGACCGATACGCCCATCACGGCCACGAGCCAGTCGGCGATTGACCGGGCAGATGCGCTGGATATGCCGGTGACCTCGCTGGTCTTCCCGCGCCGGCCTTGTGCCGTGACGGCGATTGTGGACAGTGACGGCACGGCGGTCGCTGCCGCGGACTACTGGGTGGACGGGCGATCCGGCGTCATCTATGGGAAGGATGGCATCACCTTTCCCTATGGCCCCTATACGATCACGGCCAATGTCGGCCTGTCCCTCCGGTCGGACTATGCCGCGCTCGAGCCGCTGCTCAATGAGGTCATCATCGACCTCGCCGCGGACTTGTACCAGCGCCGGACGCCAGGCGCCGCCGCGGAGACCGCGGCCGGCACCTCGATCACCTGGGATGCCAGCCGGGAGACGGTGGCCCGATGCATGAAGACCCTGCGGCTCTTGAAGCTCGGGGTGGCCCAGTGACCGTGGCGCCGGGGCTCTTGGATCGCCGGCTGACGCTGTATGAGCGCCAGGACGGCGGGGCTGATGGCTTTGGCCGGCCGGTCTACGTCAAGACCGGTGAATGGTGGGGACGCCTGGACGATACGGCCGACTCGCAGGAGATCCCGTTGGCCCCGCAGAGTCACCTCGAGAGCCGGACCGCGGCGGTTGCCACGGTCGCGGATTATGTCGACGTGCCGAAGTTCGGGGCCCTGCGGGAGGGCACCGGGCCGCTCTATCTGATCCGCGGCGTCTACCTGCAGCGGGCGCTTCGATGCCAGCGGGTCACGCTCGAGGCGATTGATCCGACTGCCTATGCCACCTTTACTATCTTTGAGGATGTCGAGGTCCACGATGGATACCACCTGGTCACCGGAGCCTAGCATGGATCGCCCCTGCGATAGCCGGCAGACCTGCGGGCATGACCTGCGGATCCACAACTGGACGCCCTCGGATCTGGCGCGAGCGGATGCGCTCGTGCTCGAGCATGACGGGATGCTCTCCAACTACATCGGCTCCACTGGGGCCGGTCTCGGCGTGGAATGGCTCGGGCGAGATGGCCGGCACATTGTCCTCACCGGACGCAATGTGCCCGCCTTGCTCGGCGAGTTATCCACGATGCTCCGCGACGGTGACGAGAGGGTCACTGGTCCGGCGACTTTCTCCCCACCTCTCTCCTAAAGGAGTAGCAGACTCATGGCCGCGTTCAACAAGTTCGACGCCTTTGTCGAGGC